CAGAAAATACTGAACTATCTAATCAACCTGAATATCAAGAAGATGTTTCAATGACAGATGAATGTCACCGTAGGTCAGAAGAAAAACTTTTAGATAAAGATGAAGATGGTAACCAAAAAACTTTTATTAACAAATTAAGAAAAGATCATTTAGAAGCTGCTGTTATAGATTATAAAACTCTACAAGAAGAAAGAAAAGAATACGGTCGAAATGCAGATGCTGAAAAATACGCTGGATTTAAAGCTTATTTAAAAGAATCTAAAAAAGCTGTTAACTTTGCTGTTAAAGAATTCGAACAAAGAAAAGCTGCTTTCCAATACACAAGAGCAACAACTGCTAAAACAGGTAGATTAGATGTTAACAAACTCTGGTCTTATAAAACTTCAGAAGATATATTTTCTCAAGTAACAAGATTAGCAGATGCTAAAAACCATGGTATGATATTTCTTATCGACTATTCTGGTTCTATGCATCAATCAATGCCTTATGTTATGGATCAGGTCCTTCACTTGGTTTTATTCTGTAAAGCAGTTAATATACCTTTTGACGTTTATGGATTTACTAGCACTAATCCAAGATTTAAAAGATACCACGATGAAAGCACAAATCCTTTACGTCACCATAACGATGGTGATATGCACATAGATGGATTATCTATGCCATTAGTTTGTTCTTCTTCCCTTAAGAAAAAAGACTTCGAGGATTCACTTCGTCACATGTATGGCAGAAAAAAATCTAAAGATTACTGGCACTATGAGACACTTTGCCCATACGAAGAATATGGTTCAACACCCCTTAACCAAGCATTAATTGTTTCTCATTATTTAATAAAAGCTTTTAAAGCTAAGCACCAAGTTCAGAAAATGAATTTTGTTGCTTTCACAGATGGTGATAGTAATGGATTATCTGTTATTCAATCTAAGAAAATGGAAGATAAAAAATTAGAAACATCAAACTATTGGAACGGTGGATACAAAATATTAATCGATGGTAAAATTTGTGAAACAAAAAGCAGATATAATTCGACTAAAGCTTTACTTCAAAATATTAGAAAAAGATATAATACTAAAACAATTGGTTTCTTTATGGCAGATAATAATCAGCATTGGAGAGATAGAATATGGCGTTTAAAAGAAGAAGTTAGTTCTGAAGATGACAACATATATCTAGATGAATTTAAAAAAGAATGTGCAGCAGAATACAGAAAAAACAAATGTGTTTCTAAACAAAACGTATTTGGTTACGACCAATACTATTTGCTAAAAGGTGGTAAAACACTAAAAGCAGAAAACGAAGATTTCGAAACTTTCGGAACTGAATCCGATAGCCAACTAAGGTCCGCTTTTAAAAAGCATTCCAAAGGTAAAAAACTAAATAAAGTTCTAATGACTTCATTTGGTAAGGAGGTCGCATAATTCACGAAAAGTTCACGAAAGGGGGATTTACAATCCCATTGAAACGTGGTATAATACCCACTATATATTAAAAAATAAGGAGTTAAATATATTATGAAAGAAATGAAAAAATCAACCCAAATTATTCTGGAAGAAATATCTAGAAAATTTCCAGGTCAAACAGACTTCCGTAGAGCAATCATCGAAGACATTGCTAAGTCTTTTGGCTATACGCAAAAGGATTTTTATCCTTTACTAACCCCAGAAAATAGAGTTAAGATTGGTACTTACTCGTTAGATGGATTATTACCTGAACCAGTTCCAACTGCTTCGGATCCAGTTCCTGCATCAGCAGTTCAACTAGCTTCCTCAGTTACTTCTGTTGGTAATGACGAAAGAACATTTGCAAAAGCAGATCCAACATTCGTCGCATGGGGTCCTTATTCGGATATATTAAAAATCGTAAAATCAGAAATGTTTTATCCTACATACATTTCCGGTCTATCTGGAAATGGTAAAACCTTTATGGTTGAACAAGCTTGTGCAAAAGCAGGCAGAGAATTTATTAGGGTTCAAATTAACCCTGAAACCGATGAAGATGATTTACTCGGTGGATTTAGACTTATAAATGGCGAAACCGTTTTCTGTAAAGGTCCAGTACTAAAAGCTATGGAAAATGGCGCAGTACTTCTACTCGATGAAATCGATAGGGCTACAAACAAGATTATGTGTCTTCAAGGTATTCTCGAAGGTAAACCAGTTCTTGTTAAGAAAACTGGTGAAACAATCGAACCTGCAAAAGGTTTTAATGTTATCGCAACTGCTAACACAAAAGGTAAAGGTTCCGAAGATGGAAGATTTACAGCAGCTTCTATAATCGATGAAGCTTTCTTAGAAAGATTTACTATCTCTATCGACCAACAATTTCCTTCTTTATCAATAGAAAAGAAAATTGTTAATAAGCACATGGATAAGTTTGGTTGCAAAGATAACGAATTTGTAGATAGATTGGTTACATGGGCAGATATTATCCGTAAAACGTTTTACGACGATGGTGTTGATGAAGTTATTTCTACACGTAGGCTTTGCCACGTTGTACAAACCTTTTCTATCTTTTCAGATAGAATGAAAGCTATCGACCTTTGTATTTCTAGATTCGATGAAGATACAAAAGAAGCTTTCCTAGATCTTTACACGAAAGTTGATTCAGGAGTTATCACAGAAGATACTCCTGACGTATCTGGAGAACACGACGAAGTTACTATATTGGAGGAAGATGAAGACTACTAAAATAGATTATAAATTTAGCGAAGGAGCTCTTATCAAAGAGCTTCAATCGTATATAGACAAAACATACGACGGACACTATTCTAAAAACAAATTCCAATCAACAGAATTTATATCTGACTGCGGTCACGGTATAGGTTTTGCAATTGGTAATATTCTTAAATACGCCCAAAGGTATGGTAAGAAAGGAACAGAAGAAGATTATAGAAAAGATCTTATGAAGGTTCTTCACTATGCTATTATCGCCCTGCACGAACACGATAAAAAATAGGGGATTTACATTTACTTAAAACTATGGTATAATATACCCCATTACGGAGAAAAAAATGAAACTAAGTGAAGATACTATTGCAATATTAAAAAACTTTGCAACAATAAATTCTAACCTGGTATTTAAACCAGGACAAAAACTAAAAACTATTGCAGAGTCAAAAACGATTATGGCACAAGCAGATATAATCGAAGACTTTCCGCAAGAAGTTGGACTATATGATTTAAATGAATTCTTGTCTGTTTTATCCATGATACCAGAACCTGACATACAATTTTTAGAAAACAATCTGCATATTGTAAACAACTTACAACAAGTAGATTATTTTTATTCTAACCCAGAGATCTTAACAACTCCTGGAAAAGATATTCAAATGCCAGATGCAGAAGTTGGTATTAGTTTAAGTGAAGAAGAACTAAAAAGAATTCATCAAGCATCTTCAGTACTTGGTCATAGTGATTTAAGTATTGTAAGAGAATCCAACGATAAAGTATTTGCAAAAGTATACGATGCAAAAGATGCAACAGCAAACGTATATACTTTATCTTTAGTATTAGAAAATCAAATTCCAAATAGATTTAATTTCGATTTTAATATCGCAAACTTAAAACTATTACCTGGAGATTATTTCGTATCTCTATCGAGTGCTAAAATATCTAACTGGACCAATGCAAATTACCCAGTAGAATATTTTATTGCTTTAGAGAATACAACAGAATTTCATGCATAAATACATCATGAAAAGAAAAACATCGCCAATTCCGGGATGTTTAATTTGTCAAACCCTATAGGAGAATATCATGGCAAAAGAAAATGAAGCAGTAGCAGAGGACGCTCCAGCTCCTTCTTTATCTCTTCAAGACATGGCAACTTGTGTACAAATAGTTGACCTATGTTCTAAAAGAGGTGCATTTGAAGGACCTGAACTAGAAACAGTCGGTGGTTTAAGAACCAGAATTATGGCTTTTCTAGAAGCGAATAAACCCGCTGAAGAACCTGCACCAGAAGGCGCTGTACCAGAAGTGGAAGCAGAGCCAGTTGAAGATTCGAAAGAATCATAATCAAAGGGAGGACTTCGGTCCTCCTTTTATTTAAAAGGAAATTATATTATGAATGTTAGTGAACAAAAGAAACTAATCGACGCCTTATTAAAAGGTACAGTCACAGTCACATTCCAAAAAGTAGATACCGGCGAAATAAGAGTTATGCCGTGTACATTAAATCCAAAAGTTCTAAAAGCAAATAATACCATCGAGGTTAAATTTACTGCGGGGAAAGCAGAAACATTTCCAGTTTGGGCATTAGATAAAAATGCTTGGAGAGGATTTATATTAGATACAGTAATAAGCTGGGAGGTACTATGACAGAATTTTTATGGGTAGAAAAATACAGACCTAAAACGATTGCAGAGACAATCCTGCCTTCCCACATAAAAGCAACGTTCGAGCAAATTGTTAACGGAGGTGAACTGCACAATATGCTTCTAACCGGCACGGCCGGTGTGGGAAAAACTACCGTTGCAAAGGCGCTCTGCAATGAATTAGATTTAGATTACCTAATCATAAATGGTAGTGAAGAAGGTAATATCGATACGCTAAGAAACAAAATTAAACAGTTCGCAAGTACTGTTTCGCTCTCGGGTGGATACAAGGTGGTAATTTTAGATGAAGCAGATTATCTAAATCCCCAGTCCACCCAACCTGCTCTTCGTGGATTTATCGAAGAGTTCTCTGCTAATTGTAGATTTATTCTAACTTGTAATTTTAAGAATAGAATAATCCAACCTCTACATTCTAGGTGTACAGTTATAGAATTTAATATAGCTAAAAAAGATATGCCAGTTCTATGCAATCAATTCCATAATAGAGTTAAGACTATTTTAGGTTCAGAAAAAGTTGACCACGATCCAAAGATAGTTGCAGAACTAATTATGAAACACCAACCAGATTGGCGTAGAGTTATTAATGAATTACAAAGATATGGTTCTGGTGGTATTATCGATAGTGGTATATTAGTTAATTTAGCTGATGATTCAATAGACGATTTAATTAAGTTTTTAAAGTTAAAAGACTTTCGTAAAATGAGACAATGGGTTGCTGACAATATGGATAGCGAACCTGCAGCTATATTTAGAAAACTATATGACACTATGTATGATTATATTGATAGTAAATCTATTCCACAGCTCGTACTTATCTTAGCAGATTACCAATACAAGAACAGTTTTGTTGCAGACCATGAACTAAATCTTGTTGCTTGTTTAACAGAAATTATGGCAAATACGGAGTTTAAATAATGGTAGATTGGAATACTAAAGGATATACAGATAAAAATTTAGAAAAGATTAAAATACTCGAAAGGAATGTTCTAGATCTTGAGAAACAATTACAAAGTTCTAGACAAAGAAATCACGAACTAAAAAAGATAATAGAAGAAGCTAAACTTGCAGCAGATGAAATTCATGATCGTTATAACGACTTAATGAAAGGATATGCTAAGTTAGAAGAATATTATAGGAAAATGCTAAATGAATCCGTTTGATTTTATAAATGCAATTAACTTTACAAAGAAAAATCTAATTGTAGATGATATAACTGAAAAAGAGTATCAACCGTTCTTAATTAACAGAACTTTATCACATTTTAAAGAAACAGTCTTATATGCTAATGAAATGAACCTAAATCACCACATAGATAATCGTCTTCAAAACGATTTTTTTATAAATATAATTACAAAGAAAAAAAGGTTCTCTAAATGGGTTAAACCATCAGAGATAGAAGATTTGGATTGCATAAAAGAATATTATGGATATAGCAATGAAAAAGCAAAGTCAATATTATCCCTTCTTACAGGCGACCAAATAAAAGAAATTAAAAATAGGATGACTAAAGGTGGAAGAACAAAATAATGAGATAAAAGCATGGACGCCTAACGATATGTTAGAAGTTACATTAAGCGAGCCTGATGACTTTCTTAAAATAAGAGAAACACTTACCCGTATCGGGGTAGCATCACGTAAAGACAACAAACTATTTCAATCATGCCATATATTACACAAACAAGGCAGATATTTTATAGTGCATTTTAAAGAATTATTTTTATTAGATGGTAAACCGTCTAATTTAATAGAGAATGATATACAACGTAGGAATACAATTACTACATTGTTATCTGATTGGGGATTAGTAACTATGGTGAAACCTTCCCAAGCTAAAGACGTAGCTCCATTAAGACAAATAAAGGTAATACCTTTTAAAGAAAAGTCTCAATGGGAATTATGTCCAAAGTATAATATAGGTAATACTCAATCTAAAGAGTAAACTTGTATAAATACAATTGAAGAATGCGGCATTGTGCCGGTTCTCATATAACCTTGCTATTATAGGAGGAAATTAAAATGGTAAGAAATACATTGAACGTACCGCGTTCGTTATTCGTGGGCTTTGAGCCTTTATTAGATGAACTGGAGAGAATTCACTCTGCAGGAAAGTCAAACAAAGATAACTATCCACCCCATAATGTGGTGAAGATCGATGAGGAGAAATTCTTAATCGAAATGGCATTAGCTGGTTTTCGACAAGAAGACATATCAGTTGAAGTTAAAGATGGTATCTTAAAAGTAAAAGGTGAGATGCCTAAAGATGAACGTGAATTCGCGTACAAAGGTATATCGTCCCGCAAATTTGAGAAGAGCTTCCGCCTCTCAGAATTTGTCGTAATAGACGGTGCTGATCTTAATGATGGAATACTCGTGGTTTATGCTAGAGTAGAACTTCCAGAAGAGAAGCGTCCTAGGGAGATCAAAATAGGGTCTGCTGGGGCATCAACAAAGAAACAATTCCTGAAAGGGTAATTGTCAATTAGCGACACTCAGTAGATAGTGTAAAAACTTTTTACTGGAGATAAATCATGGCAAAAATTAAAGCTTATGTAGCTGAACATGAAATCGCTAAGACCTTAATGGATATTCTAGAACCAATAGCTGTTATAGCTGTTTGTCTAGGAACTGCACCCGCATTAATGTGGTTAAGCAGCTATTAAGGACTTACATAATTCGGGGAGAGTTCTCGAGCTCTCCCCACCTTTATTGAATTAGGGGGTTTACATTCCCGCAAAACTATGGTATAATATACCCTTATTATGAATTTTTATACGAATGTGTCTCGTTATGGTAATATGCTTCTCTACAGAGGTATAGAAAATGGTAAACGTGTCCAAAAGAAAATCAAATACAAACCAACTCTTTTCGTAGCTACCAACAAAGCAACTAAATGGAAATCTCTCGACGGGAAACCTGTTGCTCCAATCCAATTCGAATCTATGCGAGATGCCAAAAACTGGATCCAAGAAAACCAGCATGTAGCTGGTAGACATATCTACGGCAATACTCGTTACCAATCTTGTTTGGTCAACGATCTTTTTCCTGGTGAAATAGAATTCGACCGATCTAAAATAAACGTAACCACTATCGATATAGAAGTTCAATCCGACGATGGGTTTCCAGAACCTGGTGAAGCAGCTAAAGTTATTACTGCTATATGTCTTAAAAATAATATTGACAATACTTATTATGTTTGGGGCTTAGGTAATTACGACACTA